GGAGATATGGAGGGCACGGCACCAGTGGAAACGACAGGGCAAGTGCGTTGGTTTAAACGTCCAACGCCAGGACACACATACATGGTTTCATTAGATCCCAGCATGGGAACCGGTGGAGACTTCGCCGCCATACAGGTTTTCGAATTGCCAACATTCGAACAGGTTGGAGAATGGCATCACAATCAGACGCCAATGAATCAACAGGTAAGGATATTACAAGGAATCAACAAACACATACATGACACAATAATGGAGAAGGATGCCACAGCTACACCACAAATATTCTATTCAATGGAAAACAACACGATAGGGGAGGCCGCATTGATGCGTGTGATGGACATAGGCGAAGAAAACATAATGGGCATGTTCCTTTCAGAACCAATTAGAAAAGGTCATAGACGTAAGTTCAGGAGAGGCTTCAACACTACAGCCAAACACAAGATCGATGCCTGCACAAAATTCAAAGAGCTGGTTGAGAACGACAAGATGAAAATAAATTCTCAACTGCTTATCTCCGAGATGAAGGACTTTGTTGCCACCGGATTGAGCTACAAGGCCAAACCAGGACAGCACGATGACTTGGTAAGTGCGTGTCTGCTAATGACACGTATGATGAAGGTTTTAGCTGACTTTGATCCAAAAATCTTTGAAAAGTGGACTGACAGGACAAGCGAGATTACTCCCATGCCCATATTTGGATCGTTCACAGGATAATAAATACACTATATGAACCCAAAAAATTCTCAAGATCTGTTCAATAAGATAAGATCTCAATTCACAAACATCCGTTTAGGTGACGAGAATGGTGCCGCTACAGCTGATCCAAGCAAAGCAGTATTCTTTGAGTTTGAATTCGAGGAAGATGCGGACACTTTTGGTTCTGTCAGTATAAGTTTAGCAGATGGTGAGAACATGAAAGTTTACTACAACAGAGATCTAGTAAACAAAATTGACGAAGACAGCAGGAGTGAATGGTACGCCTTCCTTAAGGAACTAAAAGACTTCGCTGTGGAACATCAACTACGTTTCGATGTGAGAGACATCACAAAATCCAACCTTACAAAGCAGGATTATCAAAATCTTGCAGATACGAACAAAACGGTAAATACTGACGAGATGTCGGAAGAACTAGCAAGAATTACTGAATTGGCAGGTGTCAACGAGGGCCTAACAGGCACGGCTAAACGTTCATACGAGAACCTAGACAAAACAAGATTAATAATCAGACATTCGGGCTCGGTTGACGAAACTGTTCCTGGAGCAAGATCAAGACAGATACAATCATTGTACATCGAAAATGAAGACGGAGAAAGATTCAAGTATCCAATGACACACCTAGCAGGTGCGAGAGCAATGACACGACACGTTGCCAACGGTGGAAGACCACATGATGAATTTGGTGAACACATTATAAAGACCTCAGAAGACATAGCAAAATTAAATTCATTCTCAAGATACGTTTCCAACAAAGATCAACTCAACGATAACGCAGGCGACATCATACAACAAACAAAACTTAAATTAGAAAATTTGAGAGAATACATGAGAAACTTGTCAAAACAAAAGCACTATGAGAACGCAAGTAAAGATTTCAAAACAGCAGAAGAAGTTGTGCTGGATGATGAGACTGCTAATTCATACAAAGACAAGTTCACAATGAAAAACTTTGACAGCAGAGTCGAGGAAGCATTGCCATTGATTCACAAGATCATGAACGAACTAGAACCAGATGCAGAACCAATCGACGCACCAATCGAACCACCAGTAGACCATGCACCAATCGTGCAAAGTTTCCTTACAGATCCTGACAAAAAATTAGTGTTGAGGAAAGATGACTCCGCAGACAAGATGCTGAAAGTCACAAAATTCACAGACAAGAACACTATGTTGAGTTCAATACTTTCGGACATAGCGTCAAGATTGCTTACAAAGTCAGGTCAAGAAGACAGGGTGGCTAACTTTGCTTCAAGAGTAGCGGATGAGATGGAGCAGGAAAAAACAGCAACTTTCAAACCAACACCAGATTACATTAAGAATAAAAAAATTGCAGTACAACTGGCAAAGAGATACATCGACGACTACAAAAAAATGCAGAAGGATCCAGGATACGAGAAAGAAGTGAGAATGGAGCCAGGAGCATTCGCACCGAAGAAAGACCTAAAAGGCAAAGCAAAAGAAGCAGAAGCTTTTGAGAGTTGGGTCGACTCAATGCTCGACGAAGGAGGCATCAAACCATATGTGTCAATGAGCAGAGGTGAAGATGACGGCAAGATGATGTACAATGTTTTAGATAGAAATGAAAAAACAATCTTTGCATCAAGAGACGAAAAAGAAGCTACAGAATTCCTAAGAAGAAATTTTGACAAATTAAGAGCCGGCGAGATGAAAGTGGCTGAGTATGCACATGAGCCAAAAGATCCAGAATTAGAGAAAAAAGACAAAGAAAATGCAATGAAACTTGATGTTACCAAAGCAGATAAAACAATGAACACAACTGCTTTCAAAAGAATGCAGGCAGGTGACGACAGATACGTTGACAAGACTGACGAACAAATGAGTGACAAGGCCATCGACAAGTTTCACAAAGAGCTAGACAATGTTGTACACAAACACATAGGACACAGCTCTGATGAGAAAAAAGAAAAAGAAGAAATGAAAAAAGAAGGCAATGAATTTGCCTACGCGGTGAGGAAAGCCAAAGCGGCGGGCATGAAAGCCGGTGACAAGTTCAAAGTGGGCGACAAAGAATACACACTTCAAGATGCCATAGAACTTGCTGGTATGCAGTTGGAGGACTTCTTCTCAGAAGAAGAATCAAAAACCTAGCATTTTACCAATAATAGTAGTAGACATTAGATAAATATAGTTGTATATTACGTACTATATGTCTGATATACATTTAGGCACAAACAACATAGGCACAATAAAAGGAGGCTTACATTATGGCATCATTGGCTGAAATAAGAGCGAAGTTAAAATCTCAAGAAGTGAATCGCTCCACTTCATCAACAGGCGGCGACAACGCCATCTACCCACACTGGAACATATCAGAAGGCTCAGAAGCAGTCGTTAGATTCTTACCTGATAAGGATACTAACAACACTTTTTTCTGGACTGAGAGGAACATGATCAAACTGCCTTTCGCAGGCATCAAAGGTCAGACTGATTCAAGGCCAGTGACGGTACAAGTTCCATGCATGGAGATGTATGGTAAAACTTGCCCAGTACTAACTGAAGTTAGACCATGGTTCAAAGACAAGAGCATGGAAGATATGGGAAGAAAATATTGGAAAAAGAAAAGTTATATTTTCCAAGGTTTTGTCACAACAAATCCGTTGGCAGAGGACACAACACCTGAGAATCCAATCAGAAGATTTATAATTGGACCTCAGATCTTTAACATCATTAGAAGTGCGTTAATGGATCCAGAGATGGAAGAAATGCCTACTGATTACGTAAAAGGTGTTGATTTTAGAATTACTAAAACAACTAAAGGTGGATACGCTGACTACTCAACATCAAAATGGTCAAGAAGGGAAAGAGCTCTAGACGAGGCGGAGAGAGCCGCGATTGAAACAAACGGCTTATTCAATCTAAATGACTACAGACCAAAAGAACCATCTGAAGCAGAAGTAAAAATAATAAAAGAATTATTTGAGAAATCTGTGGAAGGTGAGGCTTATGATCTTGAGCAGTACGGACAGTACTTCAGACCAGCAGGTGTAGCTTACCAAGCGAAACCACAAGTGGAAGTGCCAACAGCGTCAGCTCCGGCGGCAGAGATTGCACCAACTAGTGCGACTGTCACTGAATCTGCACCAGCACCACAACCAGCGGCGGCAACGGCTGTTGCAGGCGACAGTGCAAAGAGAGCAGAAGACATCTTGAAGTTGATTAGATCAAGACAAGCAAAATAATCTGACATTTACCAAGGCCTTAATATTGACTATTAAGGCCTTGTGTAATATAATAAAGGAACAATTATGACAAAAGTATTTGACGCAACAAAATTTAGAAAAAGCATTACAAAGTCTATACAAGGACTTGGAATTGGATTTAGCGATCCAACAGATTGGATATCAACAGGCAACTACGCATTGAACTATTTAATGACTGGTGACTTTAACAAAGGAATTCCGCTAGGTAAAGTCACAGTACTTGCTGGTGAGTCCGGGGCAGGAAAATCATATATAGCATCAGGCAATATTATTAAAAATGCACAGGATCAAGGTATATTTGTTATACTCATTGACACAGAGAACGCACTGGACGAAACTTGGCTACAAGCATTGAAAGTAGACACATCGGAAGACAAACTATTAAAATTAAGTTTGTCCATGGTAGACGATGTGGCAAAAACTGTATCAGAATTTATGAAAGGCTACAAGGAGCAAAATGCCGATGACAAAGAAGGCGCACCGAAAGTGCTTTTTGTTATTGATTCATTAGGCATGATGTTGACACCAACAGATGTAAACCAGTTTGAGGCAGGCGAGATGAAAGGTGACCTTGGTAGAAAACCAAAGGCATTAACGGCACTTGTAAGAAACTGTGTTAACATGTTTGGAAGTTGGAATGTTGGTATGATAGCAACTAACCATACATATGCATCGCAAGACATGTTTGACCCAGATGACAAGATATCAGGAGGACAAGGATTTATATATGCATCAAGTATTGTTGTTGCTATGAAAAAATTGAAACTAAAGGAAGACGAAAAAGGTAACAAAGTTACTGACGTGAGGGGTATAAGAGCGGCATGTAAAGTTATGAAGACAAGATACGCCAAACCATTTGAAAGTGTACAAGTCAAAATTCCTTATGACACAGGTATGGATCCTTATAGTGGGCTAGTCGACTTGTTTGAGAAAAAAGGAGTATTAGTTCAACAGGGTAATAGATTGAAATACATAGATTCTTCGGGTAAAGAACATTTAGAGTTTAGAAAAGCATGGACAGGTGATAAATTAGATATGCTGATGGCAGATTTTGACCAATTGTCAGATAGCCAACCAGAGGAAATAAAAGAATAATGGCCGACATTACACACGAAGACATAGAACGTCTTTGGAACTCCATAATCCATTACGTTACAGAAAGACAGCGTCTTGATATGGCTATTGATTTTATAAAAAGTCTAGAAGACATCGGAGTTGAGATTGATGAAATAAAAGCATCTGCCGAATATGATCCGAAATTAGAAGAAGCAATAAACACAGTATTTGAAGAAGACGAAGAAAACGAAGAGTACGATAAAACATACGACGATGATTAATTGGTACAACGAAGTAAGCAGAAGTTTAGAAAAGATACCTAACTGTGTTGCATACTTTGAAAAAGAATTACAAGAAGCAAAAAAACAATGTAAAATATATGGTAACTTGGAAAGGGCAAGTGCCGCATTGCCTGGCATTGTTGAAGAAAGATTTGGGCAACTGCAACAACTAGAAGCAATACTAGAATATCTAAACATAGAACTTAGAAGACTAAGATCAAAAACATTCAAAAAATTTTTAGAGAATTACAACAGGGCACTTTCCAGTCGAGATGCAGAAAAATATGTCGACGGAGAAGATGATGTTGTCGACTTGACCAAAATTGTTAATGATTTTGCACTCATAAGAAATCAATATTTAGGTATCACCAAAGGACTGGATCAGAAACAGTGGCAAATTACAAACATTGTTAAACTGAGAGTAGCAGGAATGGAAGATGCCGACATCAAATAACAGAATAATCTTAACAGACGTTGACGGAGTATTGCTAGAATGGGAACACCATTTTACAGAATGGATGTTACAGAGATCATACTATAATGATAAAAACGAAAGAATATATCCCTATCATTTATTACCAAATAAGGAAAGCACATACGAAATGGCGGAAAGATTTGGCCTTACTGTGCAACAAATTAGAAAAGAGATACGCGAATTTAATAAAAGTGCTTGGATGGCAAACCAATGTCCTATGCCAGATTCGCAAACATGGGTAAAACTTCTCGCTGTTGAGGGTTGGACATTTATTCCAATAACATCGCAAACATCAGACATACCTGCACAACTAGTAAGGAAAAAGAGACTTCAAGAACTTTTCGGGGAAGATACTTTCAAAAATTATTTTATACTTGATACAGGTATGGATAAAGATTCTGCTTTATCCGAATTTCATAACACAGGTCTGTATTGGGTAGAGGACAAGCCAAAGAACGCACTAGCAGGCTTAAATTACGGACTAAAGCCTATATTAATTGATCATCCATACAACAGAGATTTTAATCACCCTGATATAACACGTGTAAATAACTGGAAACAAATACATGAAATGATAGCACGATGAAAATTTACGTAGGTTGGGACTCGAGAGAAGACATAGCATACCAAGTATGCGAACATTCGATTAAGAGAAGAGATCCGTCGGCAGAGGTCATTCCCTTAAAGCAAAACGAAATGCGGGAACAAGGCATCTATACTCGTGAAGTTGACAAACTTGCAACAACTCAATTTACTTTCACAAGGTTTTTTGTTCCTTATCTAAATGATTACAAAGGTTGGGCAGTGTTCTGTGACTGTGACTTCTTATGGAAGATTCCTAGCCACATGCTGACCAAATACATGGATCCCAGTAAAGCAGTTGTGTGTGTCAAGCACGACTATACACCAAAAGAAACAACTAAAATGGATGGACAAGTACAAACAGTGTATCCAAGGAAAAATTGGAGTAGCATGGTGCTTTGGAACTGTGAACATGAAAAAAATAAAATATTGACCCCAGATTTTCTTAACCAGCAAACACCAAAATTCTTGCACAGATTCAGTTGGCTTGAAGATTCCGAAATTGGTGACTTACCTCACCACTACAACTGGCTAGTAGGTTGGTACAGAGAGCCAGAAGACGGATCACCAAAGATATTGCACTATACAGAAGGCGGTCCTTGGTTCGATGGATACAGACACTGCGACTACTCGGATGAATGGAAGAAGGAAGCAATCAACCTCTTCAGCTCCTAATTTATTCCAATAAAAAACCTGATAACTACTGTTAACGGTTATGAAAAAAAATCACAAGACTAGAATGCTTGAATGGATCGACGAATTAGGTCTTATCGTGGTGCAATCGGAAATAAAGCCATATGGTCCTGGCACAAGGAGATACATGGTTGGGAGACACATAGAAGAACCAAAGCACAATGCGTGGCAAATGCCAAGTGGGAAGTGGGCATCAACTCCGGGAGAGCAGGAATGGTTAACGCCAGAACCACTAGACGGACCCGCTTTGGAAAAATGGTTGAACGACTATGTAAAAAAAAATGATTAGAATATTAGGATCAGACACTGAAATACCCAAAAAGATCAAAGGATGGAATCACACATTCCAGATTTCAAAGCCCTATATTAAAGGCTATGGAATTGGTATTGATGTTGGTTGTAGAGAAGGTGGATTTGCTAGGGAGATGGAAAACTATTTCTCGCACATACATTGTTTTGATTTCCGCAATAAGAAAGACATGTTTGAACACAATGTAATTGATATGAACAAGTTTAGCTATCACGTTTGTGCTATAGGTGACAGGGAAGGCACTGCATATACAACGAACAAAAAGGTAGGCCGGATAAAGGATAGTGGCAACGTTGCAGTCCCTATAAAAACTTTAGATTCATTTAAATTTGAAAATGTTACTTTCATAAAATACGATATCGAGGGCTATGAATTGAAAGCACTCAAAGGCGCAGAGCAAACCATTAAAAAATATAGTCCGGTAATTATTATAGAACAGAACCGAGGAAACAGTTTCCCTCAGCAACTTTTAGAATCTTGGGGATATACTTGTAAAGGCATCGATAAAGTTTTCAATCAAGATTATATAATGGTTAAAGTATAATGTATAAAGAAATTCCACTCCCAACATCAATAGCTTTTGAACCAATTAACTTATGTAACGCAAAGTGTTATTGTTGC